CTCAAAGTCATGCTGATCAATTAAAATTAAAACAAGCTGGAATTGATTCTATAGTTATACCTAATGAAACTTTATTAGAAAAAGCTAAAAGATTATATCCTGTTGGAACTAAATTTAAATGTATTTATCAAAGAAATAATTCTATTAATGAAATTTATCAAGTTATTGAAATAGCATCACAAAAATCATTATTGTCAGATATAAAAGTTAAAACAAATAACCCTAAAGGATTTTGGAAAAATATTTATGATAGTTCTTTAAATCAATGGGCTGAAATTATTGAAGATAAACCTAAAGTTGGTGATAAATTTGAATTTATAGACGGTCATTGGAGAAAAGATATTAATGATATTAAAGTTATATCTAGAATTTTTGAAGAAAGTGTTGCTTTTAATATTAGACATCATTATGATACTGAATTTATTTCAGGTGGTACAGTTTTACTTAAAAATATCAAAATAATTAAATAATGGCTCAAGATACTAAAATATATCTAAAATTAGATAAAAGACCTAAAAATGTTGATGAAGTATTAAAATTATTTTGGAATAAGTATGGAAGTAATGAAACTTTTCATGATAAAGAATGTACTAAACAGCAATGTGGATCTAATAAAGGAAGAAGTTTTGATGATTTATATTATTGTTGTAAAACATATTTTCCAAATGTGACTGTTAAGAAGGTATTTCATGAAGTTGTAATATATAATTTAAATAATAAAGTATTTGCTTTTATGAATTGTAGTGGTATTAGAAAAATTAAATTAATTGCTTATCCTTATCAACTAATAATCAATTCTTTTGGGAATATATATAAGCATGATTGTGATGTTAAGAAATATGATTCAATTTGGTCTTGGAAAGAATTACATTCAATGTTAGATATTAAAAGTAATAACGATTTGACTAATTATAGAAAAAAATATAACGTAAAATTAAAATAATATGGAAGAAATACATTATTTAGATCAAATGGAAGACGAATGGATGTCAAATAATAATGATTTATATGTATCATCATAAATTAAAAATAATAAAAATAAATTAAAAATTAAATAAATAGAAATTATGAAAACAGATCAAACAAGAGTATTTTTTAAATACGAAGAAAATGGTGAAATTAAAGCAATTATGAAAAGTGTAGAAACTGATCAAGAAATTGCAGTTAGAACAGTTAAACCTCGTCATGGTGATGTTCCAAATAAAGTAATTGGTAGAAAATACGCTTTCAAGAAACTTATGACTCATAGTCTTGAAAAGGAATTAGTACCAAAAACTGAAATTGGATTATTATGGAAACTATTTGGTTCTACTTGTAAACAACCAAGTCAAAAATTAGCTTATTAATTATGAAAATATTAATATTAAAAATTATTTTATTTATAATATTTCTGATTATACTAATAGTTGGAAATATGTATATATTTAGAAGTGATTATCCTTATTTAAGTTTTATTACATTAATAGGAAGTGTAATAGGATTATTATTTATTCCTTATAACAAATTATTTAAATTAAACAATTAAAAATGAAAAAATTATTTAGTATTTTAAGCTTAGTTTTAGTGTTAGTATCTTGTAATCGTCCAGAACCTAATTATGAAGGAGTCTTAATGACTGATTATGGTAGAAATGGTATTGAATCATTTAAAGTAGTTACAGGAGCACAAGGTCCATTAGGACCAGGATCAGAATTATATCAGGTTCCAATGTTTGAACAAAAAGCGGATGTTGATGCGGTTAGAGTATCAGCTAAAGATGCAGGTATATTCACTATTGACCCAAGTTATACTTATCAAGTAACTAGAGGTAAAGGTCCAAATGTAGTATTAAATTATAAACATTTAGGAGCAGGATCTGAATTTTTAGATAATGTTGAAGACAATGTCCTAGATAAATTAGTTACTGATACATTTAGAGAATTATCTAGAAATTATACAACAGATAGTTTAATGAATAATTTAGGATCTTTTGAAAAAGAAGTAGAAACTGTATTACAAGAAAAATTTAATAATAAATTTTTTACATTAAATACACTTACTTCAGGATTAACTCCACCTAAATCAATGGCAACTGCAATTGAAGATCGAAATAATGCTATTCAAAAAGCTAATATGGTTAAAAATGAATTAGAAACTTCTAAAATGTATTTAGAAAAAGCTAAAATTGATGCTGAAACTAATAGAATGAAATCTAGTGGTTTAACTAAAGAAGTTTTACAACAACAATATATTGAAGCAATTCGTAATAGTAAAAATAGAATTATTATTACAGATGGTAAAACACCAATTATATTAAATTAAAATAAATTAATAATTAGGTGCTTATTCATGATAAGTTAAATGTCCCAGTCACCATGCTGCAAACAGCCTAATTATTTTATTTCATATAGTTTTAAAAGTTATGACTCAACTTTAAAACTATTATATGGATAAACAATTGTATGACATTGAGGTATATAAAAACTACTTTTGTGTTGGACTAAAAAATTATGTTACTAAAGAAATAATTTTCTATGAAATAAGTGAAGAAAGAAATGATATTCATCAAATCTATAAATGGTTTGATGAATATTGTGGATTTCTTGTAAGTTTTAATGGAATTCATTATGATAATATGGTTATTAAATATTTACTATTAAATTATAATAACTATAAAAACCTTAATTATATTGATATAACATTAGATTTAAAATATTTTTCAGATAAAATTATTTCAGATGTTTATGATGATGAAATTAAAAAAATTAAATATAATAAAGTAAAATGGATTGATATTGATTTGTTCAATTATTGGTCTAAAATGCTTAGAATATCTAAAAAAATTAGTTTAAAATCATTAGGTGTACAATTAGGTTATCCTGTTGTGCAAGAATTACCTTATAAACCAAATTCAATATTAAAAATTAAAGATTTACCTACGTTAAGGTATTACAATTATACTCATGATTTAGGTATTCTTGAACTTTTATTAAAGGATATGGAAGAAGAGGTTAAACTTAGAGCTTCTATTAAACAACAATATAATTTAGATTGTTGGAGTTGGGATGCACCTAAGATTGCTTCTGAAGCATTATTACAAGATTATTGTAAGATTACAAATAAAAATGTTTATGAAGTTAGAAGTCAAAGATTTGAAAGACCTACACTATATTTAAATGAATGTCTTAAAGGATTTGATCCTGAATTTAAATTACCTATATTTCAAGATCTCTGGACAGAAATACTTAGTTCTAAAAATAACTTTAGTAAAGATTTAATTGTTAATCAAGCAAACACATCAATTATATTAACTTATGGTGTTGGTGGTTTACATTCTGTTAATAGTAATGAGCAATATTACACAGATGATAAATATCAAGTTATTACGTCAGATGTAGCATCGCTATACCCAAATTTAATGATTAATTATGCTTGTTTAAGATTTCCTGAAGTTTTAAATAGATATATTCAAGTTAAAGATGAAAGACTTGTAGCTAAAGCTAATAAAGATAAAGCTAAAGATAAATTTCTTAAACTTATTCTTAATAGTACATCAGGTTTAATTGATAATCAACATAGTTGGTTATATTATCCAGAAGGAGCTATGAGATTACGTCTTATTGGACAAATTATTTTGACTAAATGTATTGAAGAATGTATTTTAAATAATTGGCAAGTTGTTAGTGCAAATACTGATGGTATTGAAGTAATTATACCTAAAGACAAAATTAAATATTATGAAGATACTTTGAATAAAGTATGTACTAAATTTAATCTTATTTTAGAACACGAATTGTATAATAAAATTGTTTATAAAAACGTAAATAATTATATTGCTGAAACTGAAAGTAAAGCTATTAAACGTAAAGGTTTTTTTAAATTACCATTTAATGAATATAACCAACGTGAAATACCATTAGGTGATTCTTGTAATGAATTAGTAATATCTAAAGCTTTATTTAATTATTATATTAATAATATCGATCCTAAAGAATTTATTAGTAATCCTGATAAATATAATTTACATATTTATGATTATTGTAAATCTAATAAAATTAGTAAGAATTTTGTAGTTTATTGGAATGGTAAAATTCAACAACAATTAAATAGATATTACTTTAGTAAAAAAGGTGCTTATTTATTTAAACAAAAAGATGGTATTGGTACAATGCAACATGTAAATGTCGGACAAGGTGTAATGTTATTTAATCAATATGAAGACAAACAATGGTCTGACTATAATATTGATTATAATTATTATATATCAGCAACACAAAAAATTATAGATGAAATAAATCGATTTAATCAGCTAACTTTATTTTAAAATGACACAAGAAAATTGTCCTTGGGCTTTCCTTATATTAGGATTAATTATTACAATTCTTTTTATTATTGCTTTAATTAATTTAATCATATATGAAAATAAAAAATAAATTATGAAAAAACCTTATTCAGAATTATCATTTGCTGTAGATCTTATACAAGAAGAATTTAAATTAAATAATCCTATCCATATTGTAGATAAAGTACAAGAAGAATTAGGTATTGAATTATCAATTCATGCTGTATCAGATTATTTAGATATTAATAGACAAGAAGATTATGAAATGGAATCTCATAAACAAGATTATTTTAACCAATATTATTAAAATATGAATACAAAAGAATGCCCCAACTGTTTAGGTGCTAAAGAAATTATGTTACCTAAAGAAACTAGAGGTTTTGAATATAAAAAATGTTCATTATGTCATGGTGAAGGTGAAGTACCAAATCAAATCTTTGATGATTATATTTTTTCATTAGATGAAGATAATTTTGATGATGATTTTGAAGTTAATAATGGTTGGTAATGAATGAGTTTGAATTAGGAATATTATTAATTGTATTTTTTTTATTAATGATATGTTTAAATAAATTTAAAAACAAATATTAAATGAAAAACATTCACATGTTACCAACAAATAAACCAAGTAGTTTAATTTTTGATAAAGAAGAAAATAGACTACTTCCTTTACAAAAGGAACCTGTTTTTATGGAACATCAAGATTTAGTTGAAAACCAAAACATCTACATCACTTCTGATGAAGAAATTAAAGTAGGGGGTTGGGTGTTAGGAGATTTTCCTGATAAACCTATTGGTAAAGTTATTTCTAAATATGGAGAAGAATTTACTGCTAAATCTTTAAATGGAGATAAATATGGATTAGCACAATATGATTCTAAAAAAATCATCCTAACAACAGACCAAAACTTAATCAAAGACGGTGTACAAGCTATTGATGATGAGTTCTTAGATTGGTTTATTAAGAACCCAAGTTGTGAGAGTGTTGAGGTAAATAAAGGTAATTATGAACTTAGTCCAGTGGAAAAAATGTTAGAAAAAGAATTTGTTCCAAAAGGTACATTTGATAAATACAAAATCATCATTCCAAAAGAAGAACCTAAACTAGAGACATTAGAAGAAGCTGCTGAAAGAACTGAATTTGAAAGGTATGGTGAAACTCTTACAAACTATACTAAACAAAGACCTGCTTATAATTTAGGATTCAAGAATGGTACTAAATGGCAACAAGAACAAATAACTATTGCTACTGATGATGCTTATTCAGAAGGTTTTGAAAATGGTAAACAATATCAAGCTGAAAGAAGTTATAGTGAGGAAGATATGAAGAAAGCATTTAGAGGGTTTACATCAGGAAAAAGTTTTAAAGAGTGGTTTGAACAATTTAAAAAGAAATAATGGAAAAATATTTTATAGAATTTATGAACATTTATTTTTGGGTAGCAAGTATTTATTTATTTTTAGTATTATTAAATATTAAAAAAGAACTTGAAATATTTGATCAAAATAAAACAAATGCAATTAAAAAAGGAATATATAAAAAACCTCAATGTTTTGGAATGTGTTTTTATATATTATCAATTATTGTATATTTTAACTTAATAAAATAAATATGAATGAAAAGTTAGCGTTGATTCTAGACTTTAATTTTTTAGAATCAAGTAACCTTTCATTAATAGAATTTATAACATTATTAAAAATTAATTATGATCAAATTGATTTAGAAATTAATGATAATGTTTTAAATAATTTACAAGAGAAACAATTTATAAAAATAGTTAAAGATGAAAATGAAAAAATAATAATACTTCGAGAGAAGAGTAAATTATTAATAGATTTTCTATTAATAGAAGGTTTAAATGATAGTTATAAAGAAAAGAAAATAACTAAAAAATCTAGTAGAGTTTTAAATGATGGTTTTGATAATTTTATAACTGAATACAGAAGTTTGTGGAAAGGACTTAAAGTAGGTTCAATGGGTAGTCATAATAGCTGTTCTGATAAATTATCTAGATGGTTGAAAGAAAATACACAGTATTCTAAAGAAGATGTCTTAAAAGCAGCTAAAATCTATATTAATTCATTAGATAACTATCAATATCTTCAACAAGCTGATTATTTTATTTATAAAAAAGATGCACATGGAGAAAGTAGTAGATTATCTGCTTTTATTGATGAAACAGAAGTTAACAATACAGATTGGACTTCAAAACTTAACTAAATTATGAAATTAACATTTGAAGAATTTAAAAAATCATGTTATCATACACAATATTATGTTATAGTTCCTTTATTAAGACGTATGAAAATTAATAAATTAGAGTTATTTACAAAAGGTAAATATGATAGTGAAAAACTAGATAATATATTATTAGATCTTTATGAAAAAAATTTTAAATAAAAATGGAAGAAAAAATAATCTTATATACTCAGTTACCTAAGCAAAATACAATACTTGAATATATTGAATCTTTATTTAGTTGTGATTATCATGGACCTTATAGTAAACATTATAGAGCGTGTATATCAACATTTAAAGATAAAGCTTGTACACAACTTGATAATAAACCAGCAAGACGTAGTTTTGAAGATATATTGAGTTTAGTTTGGTCTAAATATCCTAGAGCAACAGAAGAAGATGTAGCTAAAGCTATATGTGAATCTTTTGAAAATGGTAATATAAAATCATTATATTGCAGTGATATATCTAAAAATGTATTTTTAATTGCTACTGATGATTTTAAAGGAAAATATAAACTTGCTTGGAATGGTTATTTACCAAATGATGATATTACATATAAAGGTGATGGTAAATATTCAATTAAAGATGTATTAGATTTAGCAGGAATAACTGATTATGAGTGTAAAAAAGAAATAAAAAATGAATAAAAATGAGTATTTATATTAAAGAATCTGATATTCCAAAAACTGGAACTAGAAAAGATTTAATTAGAAAATTTTTACGAGGTGTTGTATATCCTTCATACTTAGATACTGAATGTACACAAGTTCAATGTCAAGGTAGTAAGTTTAGAAGTATTACTGAATTACATGAAATTGTAAAATCTAGATTTCCTGTTACAAGTCTTAAAGCTATAATTAAGATTATTTATCAAATTATTGCAGAAGATCAATCTGTTATATTAGTTTATTGTACACAAGTTAATAAAGTTGTGTTAAAATATCAACCTAATAAATCTGCAGAATGGATTAGTAATTATAGTAGAAAAAACTATTTTACTACTAAAGGTGAAGATGGTTATAGTTTAGAAGATTTTGAAAAAATTAAAGAAACTTTGTAATGGAAAAAGAATTTATACCATACGAACAAGCATTAAAACTTAAAGAATTAGGATTTGATAAAGAATGTTTAAAAAGATATTACGAAAAAGAATTAGTTGGTAATGGTGGTTATTTTCCAAATTCAATTAAAGCACCACTTTATCAACAAGCATTTAGATGGTTTAGAGAGGAGTATAAACTACATTCTACTATTACATCTATAAGTCAAGAATCTTGGCAATGGCATATAACTAAACCTGGAGAATCTTTAGGTAAATTATATGATGAAGATTTTTATACTTATGAAGAAACAGAACTTGAATGTCTTAAAAAATTAATAGAAATAGTTAAAAATAAATAAAAATGATAGAAAAAATTAAATGTGTTGATAATAGAGGATATTCTTTAACAGAAGATCAAGAATATGATGTAATTAAAAGAGAAGGTAATTTTATTTTTGTTAATAATGATAAAGATAAATTAGCTAGATATTCTGCAGAAATGTTTGAAGAACCTGCTCCAATACCACCTCCACCACCAGCTAGAACTGAAGCTGATTGTATTGCTAGTATTACTAACAATGAATCTCAAACTAGATATGTTAATTTAAGTAATGAAACTAAAATTATTACTTGTAATTTTGGAATTACTGAAGCGGGAAATGCTTTTAGTTGTGGTGTTAAAATGGTAATTGGTATTAATGGTACAATGGATAGTATTAATAATACTACACAAGCAGATCAAAATATTGCTGGTGATGATTTATTAGATCTTCAAAAAGCTTTACTTAAATCTCATTTAAAAAATTACATGATAAGACAAGGTAATAATGCTGGTATTTATTTAGTTTCAACTAATTTAAATTATAATGAAGATTTAGTTACTGCTATTGATGAAATTGCAGATTTTCAATCAGAATCTGAATTAAATCCAAATAGTAACAATCAAATTAAAGTTTGGGGATTTTTAAGAAGTAACCTATAACAAATAATAGTCTTAATAAAAATAGACAAAAATGATTAAAAATTCATAAGATTATTAGTAAATACTAATAAAATTAATGAGTGAAAAAAAAGTAAGTCTTTTTGATAGAACTTACAAAAATATTACAGAAAAAAGAAATAGAATATTATCAGGTAAGATAAATAGTATTCCATTAGGATTTCCTAGATTTGAAAATGAAATGCCTGGTATTGAACAAGGTAAGAGCGTGCTTGTATCTGCGAATTCAAAAGTGGGTAAGTCACAAATTACAGACTGGATGTTTCTTTATAATCCTATTCAGCAAGTTATTGATAAAGGTTTAGATATTAGATTAAAAATCTTTTATTTCACTTTAGAAATGACAGCTGAACAGAAGATGTTATCAGCATTTTCTAATATACTTTATATTAAAGAAGGTGTTAGAATAGCACCTAAAGATTTGAGATCTAGTAAAGAAGATAAAATATTATCTGAAGAAAATTTAAATTTAATTTCTAAATATGAATCTTATTTTAGAAAAATTGAAGAAATTGTTGAATTTGTAGATGATATTAGAAATCCATATGGAATTTATACAACTGTTCGTGATTATGCTTTAGCTAATGGTAAAATACACACTAGAAATATTGAAACAAAACCTGGTGTTTTTATTGAAGTTGAAGATTATTATGAACCAAATGATCCTGAAGAATATGTAATAGTTATTGTAGATCACATAAGTCTTATACAACCTGAGAAAAATAGAGATACTGGTTTACCTATGACTCTTCATGAATCAATAGGTAAACTTAGCTCTGATTATCTTATTAAACTTAGAAACAGATTTAAATATATTCCTGTAGTTGTACAACAACAAGCTCAAGCTCAAGAAAGTGTTGAAAATAAAAAGTATAATAAACTTAAACCTTCATTAGATGGTTTAGGTGATAACAAAATGACTCAACGTGATTTTGATTATATACTTGGATTATTTAGCCCTTTTAGACATGAGATACCTGAATATATGGGATACGATGTAACTAGATTTAAAGATAATATTAGATTTCTTGAAATATTAGGTGGTAGAGAAGGTGGTGGTGGAACAGTATGTCCATTATATTTTGATGGAGCTGTAAACTATTTTAAAGAATTACCATTACCTAATGATAACAAAATTAAAGAAGTTTACGAATTTATAAAAAATATTAAATAATTATGAAAAAATATGAGAATTGGTTTAAAGTGGGGAAGTAATTCTCCTGTAAGTTATGATATTGTTTATGAAAATCATACTGATAATTTTAAAAATGAAAATTGTTTTTCAAATTTACCAAGAAATTGTAAAGATATAAAATATATTATTATTTATGATATTGAATGTGATATAACAAAAGATTATACAGATTTTTATATTCAATATATTATAGATATGTATAAATTAGAAGCAACTTTTGAAAATAACATTTTTAAATTTAAAGCTTTTGATAATAGATATAAAAATATGTTAATTTGTGCAACAATTAGAATATTATGGGAAAATATTGGAAGTATTTCTCCAGCTTTAAATACAGTTACATATTTATTTGAATTATTAAAAAATGGTAAATGTATTTATAAAGATAAATTAAAAAGATTTTGTTATTTTTATTCAAAGATACCTTATAATAATTATTGGAATGGAGGTCATTCTTGGGATCCTAAATTAACAAAGATAAAATCTACAAAAGATTTTGTAAATACATTGCAATTAAATTCAGTAAATGGATTTTTTGAAAAATAAAATTAGTTTATAATTAAAAAAATCTAAAAATATATAAAACAAACTAAAAATTATATTATAAACTCTATTAACAATTAAATAGAGGTAGGATATGGTCGGTTTTTTATATGATAGAACTTCCAAAAGAGAAGATTAAAGCAAGTAGAGTAAATCCTAAAAAACTAATACTTTTTTCAAAGGCTAAAGTTGGTAAAACTGAAGCAATTAGTAAATTAGAAAATTGTTTAATATTAGATTTAGAGGATGGATCTAACTTTGTAGATGCTCTTTCCATTAATATTGTGAAAGAAGCTAAAAAGCAAGATGTAAGTGTTATTGCAGCATTAAAACAAGTCATTAATCAAATTAAAGAAGCAAATAAAGCTCAAAATGGTTTTGTCTATAAATATGGTGCAATTGATACAGTTACAGCTTTAGAAGATGCTTGTTTAGTATTAGCTAATAAATTATATCGTGATACAGCTCAAGGTCGTAACTGGCAAGGAGATGATGTAACTCAATTACCTAATGGAGCAGGTTATCAGTACACTAGACGAGCTTTATGGATGGTTTTAGAAGAATTAGAAGAATGTTTTGACACTTTAATTATTTTAGGACATTTAAAAGATAAATTAGTTGAAAAAGAAGGTAAAGAAATGACTGAAAGAGGTCTTGATTTAATAGGTAAATCTGCATCAATACTATGTTCTCAAGTAGATGCAATTGGTTATGTATATCGAGATGAAAATAAAACTATTGTCAATTTTGCACCTTCAGATTCATTAATTTGTGGTAGTCGTAGTGAACATCTTAAAAATCAAAAGATTACATTAATTGAAGCTGGCGAAGCTGGTAAATTAACTGTAGATTGGAGTAAGATTTTTATAAAAGAATAAAAGTACAATAATATAAAGCCTGAAGTACAAAGGATCGAAGACACTTAATTTAACTATTTATAGTTACCACTGAAAGTTAGAATCGTAGGTCTACACAGTTAGGACTCTGGGGGTATTTCAAAAGTCCAAATATATATAACCCATACAAATAAAAGAAAAGAAGATGAATTTCAATCTAAATGAAAAGGCTCAAAGTGGTGTAACAGTATTTAACAACGGTGTTGCAGGAAAAGTAGAAAATGTATCAATTACAGTAGAAAAAAGACGAGCTGATGAACCAGACTCCTATCCAACATATAAATTAATCGTAGATGATGGATCAGGAGCAATTCCATTAAATGCTGGATTTTTTATAGATGAATCTCATAATGAAGCAAGGCAAAATATGACTTATCAAAGAGTTAAATCTATTGCTGATGCTGTTGTTCCAGAAGATTTTGTATATCCTGAAGTTAATGGATACATGGATGCAATGAGTACTTTATTTAAAGTAATTAAAGAGAATTCTGATGGTAAAAAAGTATCTGTATTTACAACATACGGATATTCAGCAAAACCAAATAAATTTTTAGGATTAAGAATGTTTGACTTTATTCAAGGTCCAAATGCATCTTTTGATAAAATGAAACCAAAACCTTCTGATATTTTAGTTAGACCAGAAGCAGATGCTCCAACAACTGGAACAGATGTTAATGAAACTAAAAAAGCTACAGAAGATTTGTGGTAATATAAATATGGGGAGTTAATAGCTCCCCTTTTTTAATTAACTAAATTAAAAATTATGAAAAAAATAGAAATTGGAGATAACATATTTTGGTCTATATTTTGGATATGTGTCACATTAATAATAATATATGGATAATGACAATAGATTTAAATGCTAAAAAAAGACTTCTTACTAAACAAGATATATTACAAAAGTTTAATGAATTAGAAATATTTCAAAAATATATTAACGAACCTATAACAATTGGTGGTAAACCAATATTATCTCCTATTAGAAAAGAAAGTAATCCATCATTTGGATTTTTTATGGGAGAAGGTAATGAGATATGTTTTAATGATTTTAAATTAGGTAAAGGAGATTTTATACAATTTCTCAGACTTAAATTTGGACTTACATATTTTGAAGCTTTAAGTAAAGTTGCTTGTGATTTTGATATGCAAAATGATTTTATATGTAAAATATTTGATAAAACTAATACTAAAGATACTAAAGTTTCTAATATTACTAAAAATGAATTACTTGCTAAATATACAGGTTATAAATTAGGTAAAAATAAAAGAGAATGGAAAGAGCATGATACTTTATATTGGAGACAATTTGGAATATCTTTAGAAACTTTAAAGTTTTTTAATGTTGAAGCAATTAGTTTTATTCATATTGGAGATAGTATATATCCAGCTGATAAATATGCATATTGTTTTAAAGAATTAAAAGATAATGTTGAAACATATAAAATTTACCAACCTTATAATGAAAAATTTAAATGGATTAATAATCACGATAATTCTGTATGGCAAGGTTGGACACAATTACCTGCATCTGGAAATAACTTAGTAATTACTAAATCTTTAAAAGATGTAATGTGTTTATATGAATTAGGTTTTACAGCAGTATCTTTACAATCTGAAAATTTATTTCCTAAAAGACATGTATTTAAACAATTAGAAGATAGATTTAAATTTATTGAAATATTATATGATAATGATTATGATTCTGAAACTAATTGGGGTAAATTATTTGGTGATAAATTAGCTACAGAATTAGGATTAAGTCCATCTTATATTCCAGATAAATATCAATCAAAAGATCCGTCAGATCTAGTTGCTAAATATGGTAAAGTTAAAGCTGAAGAAATAATATCTAAAGAAACATTATTACCATTTTAAAATAAATAAAATATGGGTAGAAGTAAAAGAAGTAAAAATAAATATTCAGCTAAGAAAAAAGAACAAAAACTTCAACATAAATTAATGTTAAGTCTTAAAAAAAAAGTTAATAGAAAAATGGAAAAAAGATATTTAGTAGGAATCTACGATAGTTTTAGAAAAGGTGGAATTTATCATAATAAAATTAATACTGCAAATTCTAAATTAATAGGTTCTTATAGCACACAACCTATTTATAATATGTATGATGTAGGTGTAGATGATGTTATAATTGTTAAAGATGGTAATCATTCTATTAAAATTGAAGTTTGGGAAATATCTGAAAAAGTATTAGCTATTCTTGAAAAAGAATATAATTATTATCCAGAATTAGAACAAGGTCAAAATTTATATTTGAAAGAAACCGTTTCTTCACCATTTGGAGATATATTATTATATACTTACAATGATACATATGATGCAACAGATATGATTGTATTAGGTGATTGGATAGAACATTTAAATATATTAAAAGCTAAAAGAATTATAACAACTCCTACAACTAACTATATGAGAAATGGTTATAATAAAATAATGAACAGTAGTGAATTTGCAATAGATAAAGAATTTATGGATTAATAAAATAAAATTATGAAAACATTAGAAGTTTTAGATAAATATAAAAAAATAATTTCAGGAATTCTTAATTGTAAATCTGAAGAAATTAAATTTTATACAAATAATAACAATGAAGAAATTGGAACTATTGATTTTGATAAAAATGAAATTTCAAAAAATTGGGAGTTAGGTTGCTATAAAGTAATTCAACAAGTTGAAAATGAACAAATATTAATTTCAGATTGGAAATTATATCAATTACAACATTGTTGTGCTTTTATGGTATCTTGTAATGTTAGAGTTAAAGATGAATATAGAAATAAAAGAATTGGAACAATATTAAATCAATGTCGTCAAGATATTGGTAGATTATTAGGATATTCTGCAATTTTATGTACAGATATTGAACAAAATCAAAATCAAAGAAAATTATTAAAAACAAATGGTTGGAAAGATATATTCTCAGTTGTAAATAAAAGAACTAATAATAGAGTATATTTAACAGTTGTAAATATTTAAAATGAGTAAAAATAAAATATTAGTTGCATGCTATGGTAGCTTACGAAAAGGATTGGGAAATCATCATTATTTAGAAAATGCTAAATATTTAGGAAATTTTAATACAGAACCAATTTATAACTTACATTCTTTAGGTAGTTATCCAGGTTTAAAAGAAAATGGAAATACTTCTGTAGTAATGGAAGTATATGAAGTTACTCCAATAGAAGCTCACAGTATAGATAGATTAGAAGGTTATACACCAGGTTCTAATAGTAATACTTTTTATGATAAAAAAGATATAAATACACCTTGGGGAGTAGCTTCAGTTTACTTATATGTAAGTGAATTACCTAAATCAACTATTGTAAAAAGTGGTGATTGGAAAGAATTTAAAAATAATACATCGAATTATTATTCAATAAGAAACAATTAAAAAATAAATAAAAAATGGCAAAAAAGAAAATAGGAATTGTTGGACATTTCACAGGTCAAAATAGTTTTGGAATTAGTAAACCATATATGGATTTCTTTAGACACTTTGGAACAGTTTCATTAATTACACCTTGGGAAGAAGATGTTAGAGATTTAGATTTATTAGTATTACCTGGTGGTCCAGATGTTAATCCTTTAAGATATTTAGAACCAGATGATGAATTAAGTATTTATGTAGGAGCACCGTGCCCATTTAAAGAAAGATTTGATAGACATTTGTTGCCTCAATATATTGAAGCACAAACTCCAATATTTGGAATTTGCAGAGGACATCAATCATTAGCTGTTCATTTTGGTGCTAAATTAGTTCAAGATATGTATCATGAAACTAACCCAGATCATGATGGAGTTAAAACAATGCATACAGTTATTGCACCAGATTTTATTACAGAAATGATTCCTACTATGCATGATTTCAATAAATTAGAATTTGATGTTAATAGTAGACATCATCAAGTAGTTATGAATTGTCCAGCAAATGCTACAATAATTGGAGAATATAATGGTAAATATAAAGAATTAAATGAACCTGGATGTATTGAAGCATTATCATATTTTCCAAATTATCCAGCTCATACAGTACAATGGCACCCTGAAGATAAAAGAGATTTATTTAGTGTCAGATTAATCCAACATTTATTAGATTTATAATGATAAAACAAGTTAAAAAAGTTAAAAATCCTACTTTATTTAGACCAATGATTTATAGTAGACATCCAAGTCATAATGTATTAAGGTCTAATACTAAGAATATTAGATTATTACCATATCGTTCAGTTATAAGGTTTGGCTCAACTACTGAATGTCCTGATACAGTTGCTAAAGGAGGTAATAGAATTGAAATTAATACGATAGAAGCTGTTAAAAATTCAGCTTCTAAATTATTAATGAAACAAAAGTTTACTGAAGCTCAAGTTAGTACTGCAGATTGGTTTTGTCCTATCAATAAAAATGCTGAAGATTATTTTGAAAGTTATAATAAAGATGAAAATAATAATTTTTATCTAACTGTTAATGGTATAGGAAATATTGAAAGACTATATTATCCTATTGTTGCTAAAGCACATTTTGGTTCTAAAGGTAAAGGTAATACTTTAATTAAAACTAAAGAAGACTTAGATTCTTGGGTTGTTGGTAAAAATTTATCTCATTATATTTTTGAGAAATTTGTGAATTATGGTCATGAATTTAGATTACATGTTACAGAAGATGGTTGTTTTTATGCTTGTAGAAAAGCTTTAAAATCAGGTGTTCCAGATTCTGAAAAATGGAGAAGACATGATGATATTTGTATTTGGTTTTTAGAAACTTCACCAGAATTTTATAAACCTAATAGTTGGAATAACATTGAAGAAGATTGTATTAAGGCTTTAAAAGCTATTGGTGCAGATATATTATCTTTTGATGTTAAAGTTCAAACACCTACAGACGCTAAAGGTAATCTTAGAGGTTATCAAGAGTTTATTTTAATAGAATGTAACTCAGCATCATCAATGGATAATGGTACAGGAAATATTTCTGTATGTGCTCAAAAATATATTGAAGAATTACCTAAAATTATAACAAGAAAAGCTACAAAATAATGGAAAGAATTAGTCCTATTACTGGGAATCCTGTTAGAAAATATACTAGAAAATCTGTTCCAGTTGAAATTGCAGAAGTTGTTGAAAAAAAAGTACAAGTAGAAAAAAAAGAAGAATATGATGGTATTCTTAAAAAAGAAGATTTTATATTTTATAAAGATGTTTCTAGTATAAGTGATTATGATTTTAAAATGGCTGTTATTAAAAGAAGTACGTATTCATCTTCTACTTTATATTTTAGTTATGGACCTACTGTTAATTGTCAAATGATGACAGTTGGAGCTTTTGGACCTTTTTTACAAGTTGAGACTAAAATACTAGAACAACTTAAAGCTATAAAAGATAATTTTAAAAAAAATATACTTTTAGTAGATATAAGACACGAATATATGAAATATTTTAATGGAAAAATACCAAAAGATATGATTATAATGATTTCTCCATATGTATCAACAAATGGTAGTAAAATGAATATATGTTTAATTAATATGACAAAATTATAAAAATGAAAGAAGAATTAGAAGAATGGTTAAATAAAACAATTGAAATATATCCTGAAATTACTAGAGAAAAAATGGATAGTTTATTAAATAGAGATATGTCTAGTCGTTTATATAGTGAAATTCCTTCAAATAGTATTATTAATGGACATCAACAAAAAATTGATTATATGATGAATACGTTAAAAGAATTAAAACAACCTAAAGAAAAATCTAAATTAAATTTAGTAATTGCAGATGGTAGTAGTTCTATGGAATATGTAGAATATTTATCAACAGAATTTGATGTTAATGTTGTTAATATTAAAAATGTTAAACGTAAAAAAGATATTGATTTAGTATTATTTACAGGAGGAGAAGATGTTGATCCAGAATTATATGGAGAAAAAGTTGGTAAACATACATATATTAATAAAACTCGTGATAAAAAAGAAAGAGAGTGTTTTAATTTCTTTAAAGGTTACGTACCAATGCTTGGTATATGTAGAGGAAATCAACTATTATGTGTTCTTAATGGTGGTAAATTAATTCAACATGTTGAAGGTCATGGTAGAGAACATACTATGATAATTGATGGAAATTCTAGACCTGTACCAATTACTTCAACACATCATCAAATGGTATATCCTTTTAATTTAAAAAATGATAAATATAAATTAGTTGCTTATTCTGAATTTTATAAAAGTAAAACATATTTAAATGGTGATAATAAAGAAATTGAATTAAGTAAAGATTTTTTAGAACCTGAAATTGTATATTATCCAAATACTAAGTGTTTAGGTATTCAAGGGCATCCTGAATATGGAAGCTGTGATGATAGTACTAAAAAACTTTGTATGAGGTTAATTAAAAAGTATTTATTTAGTGATAATGAATCTAAAAAATCTGAATCATATAAATGGGAAGATAATTATGATTATATAGAAACTGAAGAACCAGCTATTGGTAGTTATGTACATAAAACCATACCTTCAAATTATAAAAATTTTTACCATGATAGCTTTAAAAGTGGGATAGATGCTATTCCAAGTTTAGATTCAGATAGTAATCTTGATAAAAAACTTAATGCTTTTTCTAAAGAATATATTGATAAAGTGTTTATTGATCCTAGTGTATATTATAGTAACACACCTTCAGAATTTCAAACTAAAACTATTCCTGTAAATAAAGAATTTAAAGATTAATAAAAAGTATAAAAATGACAAAAATAAAAAATATTACAATTGGTACAGATCCAGAAATGTTTCTTAAAAAAGATGGTGTTATAATTTCAGCAATTGGTAAAATAGGAGGGTCTAAACATGATCCTCTTCCAATCTCTGATAATGGACATTTTATTCAAGAAGATAATGTTGCAATTGAATACAATATTCCAGCTTGTACAACTAAAGAAGAATTTATTTACCATAATAATTTTGTAAAAGATTATTTAGATACAGTTGTTACAGCTATAGGTTGTGAATTAGATTTCTCAGCATCTGCAATTTTATCTGATGAAGAATTAGATTCTGATCAAGCTAGATTAGCTGGTTGTGAACCTGATTTTGATGTATGGAGACAAGATGTTAATATAGCTCCAGATTTAAGTGCTAGTAATATGAGAGTGTGTGGTGGTCATATTAGTATTGGTTGGGATAATCCAACAGAATCTTCACAAGAAGATATGGTTAAAGCTATGGATGCAACCTTAGGTTTAAAATCATTATTTTTAGATTCTGATACAGAACGTAAAAAATTATATGGTAAAGCAGGTTGTTTTAGATTTCGTGATTATGGAATTGAATACAGAACTTTATCTAATTTTTGGATTAAAACTAATGAATCTTTAGCTTGGGCTTTTGATACAACAATGGAAGCTATTGAATTAGTTAATTCTGGTAAAATAGATTTGATTAAAGAAAAATACGCAGACAAAATTGTTGAAGCAATTAATACAAATAATAAATCATTAGCTCAGGAATTATTAAATGAATTTTCACTTATTAATTCAGAAAAACTAGAATTAGTATAAAATAATTAAAAAAAAATAAAAATGGCAATAAAAATAATTCTAATATTAGCATTATTACAATATATATATTACTTTATATTTAAACCTAAATTAAATATTTTATCTTGTGGAATTTTTGGTCAAGCTACAAATACACCAGTGAAATTAGATGTATCTTCTGTTAATATTCTTGGAATATATAATATAGAAAGAGGTAAACAATCTTGTGGTTTAACTTGGGATGGAGATATTCAACATGGCATTGATAAAGATAAACTTTATAGTGACTTTATTAAAAATAGAAATATTAAACCAAAATATTTTCCAACTATGTTTGGACACACTAGACAATCTAGTTATGGAAATATTGTTAATTTAGATAACGCACATCCTTTTGGATATGGTATCAGTGCTGATAAAAATAGTTATGAGTTTATATTTGTTCATAACGGAACATTAAAAAATTCTAAAGAATTAGCAGCTAAATATAATATTGATACAATTGTAAAGTATCAAAAAAAAATGCATAATAGTGAAAATACATATGAAACAACTAGAACTAAAATTGACTCAGAAATTCTAGGTGAAATATTATGGCAAGAAAAATCTTATCATGTATTGAGTGAATATGTAGGTACAGCTGCTTGTGCTTGGATGTGGTGTAATGAACCTAATAAATTATATTTATGGTCAGGTGCTTCTAAATTACATATAGATGATACAGATGGTAAAATATTTGAAGAAAGACCTTTGTGTGTTTATAATAAAAGTAAAAATAATATGTTTTTTTCATCATTAGAAGATAGTTTAACTACTATTGGTGGTGTTTTAAACAATAATATTGAACAAATTGCTGTAAATACAGTACATATAATTACTAACGGTGACTATAAAAATTGTGAAAAAATTCTTTCTACTAGAAAAAATGCTTGTCAAGATGATAGTTATAAAGCACCCAGGCACAATCATTACGGAGGAAATCATAGAACTCAAAACTATTATGATACCATACTTAATGATGGTATTGATTATAGTAATCCTAGTTCTGCTTATTGTAATGTAAAAAATGTAACAGGTATGGATATAACAGAAGATATTCCATTACATAATATAAACAATTATTTAGGTAAAGTTTATTCAAAAGGTCTTAGATATTGGAAAAACGGACATGTAATTAATGGTATATATATGTATATTCTTGGTTATGGTTTTAAAAGACTTGGTGATAGTTATGTTGAAGCTTATGCTGAAATTGAAAAAAATCGTGGTAAAGTATTTTCAACAGGAGGAGATTTTTCTTATACTATAACAGAAGGTCAAATTCCAATTCAAAAAGAATCTAAAATACAATTACATTATTTTATTGATGGTGCAATGTTAAAAACTCATTCTGATTATATTAAATGTCAAGAAATGAAAAAAAATATGACATCTGGAACTAAATATATAGGAGTTGTAGAATTATCAAGTATGTCTAAACATCCAGTAGCAACCATGTTAACATCTAAAAAACCTCCAGTTTATCTTGACGGTGGTTATTATACAGGAAATTGTGTAGAATTAGGTTTTGAAAAAGTTTATTATTTTGATAATGGTAAATTTATGAAATGTAGTAGAAGATTAGATTTAACTGAAGAAAAACCAGTTATTCAATTACCTATAAATTTTAAAAAAGAAGAACCTCAAATTGTACATAATCCACAAATTTTAAATCAGGCTGTTAATAATATTAGAAATTATGAAAAAGAATGGGAAGATGATCTTAAAAAAGAAACTTTAAATAAAATCATTGAAACTCATTTTGAAACAGAAATTGATGAAGAACTAAATGAAGAAGATGTTGATGAATTTATTACGGATTTTGTTAGTGAAAGTTTTATATCATTAATAGAAGATATTGAATCTAAAATGAAAGATTTAAAAGATTACAAAGAAAATTCAATTGCAAAAGATGCGATTAGAACTTTTGATATGATTTTAAATGTTTGTAATCAATATATTACAGAACCAAGAAAAGAAAAAGAATAATGAGTAAAGAAAAAGTAGTTATAACAGTTAAAGATGAAAGTTTACCTATATCTAAATGTAGACAATTTGATAAAAAATGGTATAAAATAGGTGATGTTAAAATAGAAAATTCTGGTGATTGTTATTTTATTAAAAATAGATATTATCGAGAAGAAACTGGTAGTGTTGTATTTAATTACAGTATCAATGAATATGTTTTAAAAGATGATAGTGTAATTAAAGGAATTATTAATATTGATGAAAACAACATTGTTAAATTTGGTTATTTTAACTATGATAAAAAACATGCTGTTATTAAATTAGAAAATGGTAGTAAATGTAATATATTAAATGAAGAATGTCTTTTAAATAATAAATTATATCGTGAAATTTTATCTACTGGTGAATATTCACATATTAGTTTAATTCCAGCTAAGAAATTTAATAGTATGTTAATTCCAAAACAAGAATATAAACATAGTTTACCTTATGACTCAAAGGGAATTACAAATCAATTTTTAAGTTTATATAATAATAATTACAATCCCAAAATATTTGAAAATGTTTCTTTATATTCTAAAGTATTAGGAAATTTAACATTTGGATTAGAGTTTGAAACGACTAAAGGTTTTATTCCTGAGAGAATTATTAATAATTATGGTTTGATTCCTTTAAGGGATGGTAGTATTAGTGGTATTGAATATGTTACAGTTCCTTTACAAAGTGAAAAAGGGTTACAATATGTAATTGATATTTCTAAAATATTAGAACATAGGACTGTTTATGATAAAACTTGTTCTTTACATCAACATATTGGAAATATACCTAGAACTAAAGAATTTATTTTATCTTTCTTTAAAGTAACATGTGCTATTCAAAATGAAATTTTTGAAATGTTTCCATTATTTAAAAAATATAATTTTAGAGTTAAAAATAAAAATTATAGTAAACCTTATCCTATTTATAATTTGTTAAGTCAAATGGATAGTGTAATTAATACTAATAATATTGATGAAAACTTTAATATATTATATAAATATTTATCTAGTGGACAAGAATTTAAAGATGTTGGAAGTGATTTAGATAATGTAACCATTCATCCAAGTGATCCAAATGGTAATCAAAAATGGTTGATAAAAAATAGATATTATATTCATAATATGATCCCTCTTATTTTTGGTAATAAACAAACTATTGAATTTAGAATTCATACTCCTACATATGATGTAAATAAAATAGTTCCTTTTATGTTTATAAATAGTATTTTAATTAATTATACTATTCAAAATCAAAATGAAATATTAGGAACTCGTGGTTTTTTATGTAATAAAAATTTATCAAATATTATTACAGAGTATCTAAATAATTTTAAATTTAATGATGGTGGTAATTTACATGCTTCTTTATTACATTATATTGATAGTAGAAAAAAAGATACTGAATCACAAAATATTAATGGTGATATTGTTGGTGATGAAACTAAAATTAGATCTTGTAATTTTGTAAATTGGACTAAAGAAGTTAATGAAAAACAAGAATATTTATATATGGATAAAAAATCTATTTATAAACATATTGATGGTTTTGTGTCAGATCCGTATGAAGTAGAAATAGAACGAATATTAGACCATATGGTTAAAGGAAGAATGTCTGTTTCTACAGGTAATTCTAAAATAAGTTTTTACAGAAAAGAACAGAAAGATTATAGAAATAAAAATAATTTATCTCCAATTTTAACATATGAAGAATAATGGTACTAGTACATAAAGAAAGTTTAACAAATCGTCGTATTAGTATAAACTGGCAAAAAGATATAGGGGATTGGGTAGATCCTCTATATTCTTTGCTAGAATCTGACTATATTGATGATTTAGTAACTTTTATTCAACAGAAATATTTACAATCTGAACATGTTTATCCTAAAAAAAGTAGATTATTTAAACCCTTTCAATATTGTAAATATGATGAACTAAAAGTTGTAATGATTTCAAACAATGCTCCTATTAGTGAATATGCTTCAGGTTTTGGATTTGGTATTAATAGTTTTGATGAAAAAGCACTTTTACCAAACTTATTAGAAAGTCTTAAAATATTAATTAAAGAAAGTTTATATCCTAGTATTAAAGGAACTATATTTTTTGATAGTACATTACAAGATTATGCTGAACAAGGTGTTTTATTTTTAAATACATCTTTAACAGTAGAAGCAAATGAAAGTCATAGTGATATTTGGAGAAACTTTGTTAGACAAGTTATTAAAACAATTAGTAAAGAAAAAGATAATATTATATTTGTATTTTTAAATGGTGAAAATGAACTATTTGAAAAATACATTGACGTTAATAAACATTATATTTTAAGAAATGCAGGATCTACTTTACCTCATTATAGTAATATAATTAGTAAAATAGAAGATATAATATTATGTAAATACGGTTCAAGAGAACATATACAATGGTAAATAATATGATATTTATCCCTTATAACACTCCTTCACTTAAAAATAGTAAGGTTAAAACAAGTAAAGGGATATTTAGTTCAACAACAGTTAAAAAATATCTTAGTAAACTAGGTATTCAATCTTATTCTTCAAGTAAAAAGATTGTTAAAGGTTATGTTAATAGACCAAATAAATTTGAAGCTTTAAAAGAACAATTTGAATTAGCTTTAGGTAATAAAGAATTTCCAATATTAATATGTTTTCATTTTATTAGAGATAGTAAAAGAGCATTTGATTTTGGTAATGCTTCAGAAGTAATTTTTGACTTATTAACAGCTCATAACATTATACCTGATGATAATATTAAATTTACAATACCGTCTGTAATGACTATAGACGGTATTTTACCTACAGAAGAAAATATGCATAAATTAGAATGGTATAGTGTTGACAAAGAAAATTGTGGCACGTGGATTAAAATAATTTAATTAAATAAAAATGAAAAAAGAACTGTTACAAAAAATTAGTGAATTATGTTATTTTGTTTTAGATGATAAAGAATGTAAAAAATTTTTATTATATCTTATTAAAGATGATGTTAATTCTGCAAGATTATATTTAGATAAAGTGATTGAAAATATTGAATTTCAATTTGCATTTGAATCAGAAGATGAGGAATTAAAACGTCAATTAAAACATTCTAACACACTAATGGATTTAGTAATAGAACTGACAATAGTGAATGATAGAGACAACGAAGAAGGAAAGCAAGTTAGAGAAATTACTTCAGGACAATGAAGAAATTGATTTAAATTTATCTTATAGTAAAATAAGTGATTTTGATAGAAATGGACCAAAAGCTTTAATTAGACCATCTAATCCAGATGGAGAAGGTTTAAGATTTGGTTCTTTATCAGATGATTTACTTTTAGATAAAGTAATGAATAATAATACATTTAAACAAAAGTATTATCTATTTGACGGTAATAAACCAACCGCTACATTAGGTGAATTATGTGATATAATTGTAAAAAATTATGATAAATTACCTGATGTAGAAACGGTTTTAAAAATAGTAAGACATAATGCATTTTGGAGTGGTGTAAAAGTAGAAGAAACTTTAATTAAAAAGTTTAATACTGATGAATTTTGGAATTATTTAAATATAATGTTTAAAGTTCAAAATAGAATTATAGTTACTTCTAACGATTACAATGATGCTTTAGAATGTGTTAATTTATTACTAAATCATAAACACACTTATAAATTATTTAATAATGAATTTGAAAATCATTATCAATATAAATTTAATTTTAGTTATAAAGGATTTAATTTAAGAGGAATTATAGATAAACTATCCATAGATCATACTAATAAAATAGTGTACATGGAAGATATTAAAACTAGTTCATCTAAATGTGAAGAATTTGTTAAAAGTTTTATTAAATATTGTTATTATTTTCAAGAATCTGTATATAGTTTAGCATTTGAACAAATATGTAAAGAACTCAATTTAAAGAATTATACTTTAGCTCCATTTAAATTTATAGTTATTGGAAGATATGAGAAAGTTCCACATGTATTTGAAGTTAGTGAAAAATGGCATAATGCAGCTTTAAATGGATTTAAAACTAAATCTGGTTATAAATATAAAGGTCTAAATGAGAACTTAGACATTATATATTATCATTGGAAAAATAAATTATATGAGTTTAACAAAGAAGTTTATGAACAGAACGGAAGTTTAATTTTAAATGATGATTTTATAGAAGTAAATTAATGAGTAAACTAAAGTACACAAAATCGAAAACATATTTATTACCTTTAATGAGTGAAGTATTAGATTTAAATCTAAAATTCATACCTTATTTACTTAATACATATATGTTTGATGATAAAAATGAATTTCAAAATTGCATATTCATATTACATGAATTCAATTTTAAGAACCCTGAATTTACCGCATACGAACACAAACTTATAAATAATCCATTGTTTGTAAAACATATTGATTTAGATAATAAAGTAGTGTATGTTTTCAAATTTCCAGAAGAATATTTAACTGAATATTATCATTTGACAAATAGTAATTATTCACTATTTGGAAATGACGCAAAACAGTTAATATTAAAGTTTTGGGGACAAGTGTATTCAGGTAATTCATTAGGTGTTAACTTTCTATTAAAAGTAAAAAATATACTATATAAAGATAAAAAATTAAAAGAAAAACTCGAAAAAGACTTAGGAGTTAAACTTGATGATAATCAAGAATTAGGGGATTATGTAGATCTCGAAAATGAAACGTTTAAAATAGAAGAATTTAAACAAAATATAATTGTAAATTAATGAGCATATTTGATAAAAGAATAAACATATTGCCTTATGAATATCCTCAATTATTATCGTATAAAGATGCGATTAGACATAGTTATTGGATAGATACTGAATTTAATTTTACTTCAGATATTAGTGATTTTAAAACAAACATTAATAATGTTGAAAGAGATATTATTAAAAAAAGTATGTTATCTATTGCTCAAATTGAAGTTAATGTAAAAACTTTTTGGGCAGACATGTATAAAAGAATGCCTATTTCAGAAATAGGTGATGTTGGAATGACGTTTGCGGAATCAGAAGTTAGACATAAAGATGCTTATGCTAAATTATTAACAATATTAGGATTACAAAATGAATTTGAACATGTTGTTGAGGTTCCAGCAATACAAGGAAGAATTAATTACTTAAACAAATATTTAGATGGGACTAGAAGTAAAGATAATAAAATGTACACTAAAAGTGTATTATTATTTTCTTTATTTATTGAACATGTTTCTTTATTTAGTCAATTTTTAATTATGATGTCTTTTAATAAAGAAAAAAATTTATTTAAAGGAATTAGTAATGTAGTTGAAGCAACAAGTAAAGAGGAAGATATTCATGGTAATTTTGGTGTTGAAATAATTAATATTATAAAACATGAATTTCCTGAATGGTTTGATAAAGAATTTGAAAATTTAATTTATTCAGCATGTGATAAAGCATATAAAGCTGAATGTGGTATTTTAGATTGGATATTTGAACAAGGAGAATTAGAATTTCTACCTAAAAATGTAATTAAAGAATTTATTAAAAATAGATTTAATAATTCATTAAATAAAATAGGAATGAATTCTATATTTGATATAAATATAGAATTATTAGAACCAACATTATGGTTTGATGTAGAAATTAAATCTACAAAAGAAGGTGATTTCTTTTATAAAAAATCTATTGATTATAATAAAAAATCACAGTCTATAACAGAAAATGATTTATTTTAAATAACTTAGAAAGATTTATTAAATCAAAAATAAGTAAAACATAAAATAAATTATAAAAAAAATATTAATAAATCTTTCATTAAACAAAATTAATGACAGAATATAATAAATATTATTGGTTAAATGACGAAAGTAGAAAATTTCTTTCAAGAGGTTATTTAAAAGGTGAAACTCCAGAACAAAGAATAAAAGATATTTCTAATCATGCTGAAAAAATATTAGGAATAAAAGATTTTGCTGAAAAATTTGAAAGCTATATGTCCAAAGGTTATTATTCTTTATCTACTCCAGTATGGTGTAACTTTGGTAAAGAAAAAGCTTTACCTATAAGTTGCTATGGTTCAGATGTAGATGATACAATGGATAGTATTTTAAATGCAGGTAGAGAAATTGGAATGATGTCTAAATATGGAGGTGGTACTTCAATATATTTAGGTAATATTAGACCAAGAGGAACTTCTATATCTGTAGGTGGTACTGCTGACGGACCAATTCATTATGCTAAAATTTATGATACAATTATAGATACTTGTAAACAATCTGAAGCGAGACGTGGCGCTTGTGCTGTTTATTTACCTGTAGAACATAAAGATATTTTAGATTTTTTAGATATTGGTACAGAAGGTAATCCTATTCAAAATCTTCAATATGGAATTACTGTTACAGATAATTGGATGAATTCTATGAAAGAAGGGGATTCAGATAAACGTAAAATTTGGGCTAAAATAATTCAAAGACGAAGTGAATTTGGATTCCCATATATTATGTTTAAAGATAATTCTAATAATAATAGTCCATATAAAAAATTAGGTTTAGATATAAAAGCTTCAAATTTATGTAGTGAAATACAATTACCTCAAGACACATATAATTCATTTGTGTGCTGTTTAGGTTCAATTAATTTACTTCATTGGGATGAAATTAAAAATACAGATGCTATTGAAATTTATACTATATTTTTAAATGCTGTAATTGAAGATTTTATTAAGAAAGCTGAAAATCTTCCAGGAATGAAAAGAGCTTGGAGATTTGCAAAAGAACATAGAGCTATTGGTTTAGGTGTATTAGGTTATCATTCATATTTACAATCTAAATTAATTGCATTTGAAGATTTAAAAGCTAAACAAATAAATCATGAGATATTTAAAACATTAAAAGAAAAATCTGACTCTGCTTCAAAGTGGTGTCATGATTCATTAGGTTATAAATCAATTAGAGAAAATTTTGCGAATACAACATTAGTTGCAATTGCACCAACAAAATCTAGCTCTTTCATATTAGGTCAAGTATCTATGGGTATAGAACCAATTAAATCTAATTATTTTATTAAAGATTTAGCTAAATCTAAATCTGTATATAAAAATCCATTTTTAGAAAAAGAATTAGAAAAATATGATTTAAATAATTTAGATATTTGGAAATCTATTTTAGATAATGACGGATCGTGTCAACATTTAGATTTTCCAACAAAAGAAGTATTTAAATCTTTTATTGAAATTAGCCCTAAAGAATTAGTATTGCAAGCAGCTCAAAGACAAAAATTTATAGATCAAAGTCAATCATTAAATTTAATGATACATCCTTCTGTATCAGCTAAAGATATAAATCAATTATATATTTACGCTTGGGAAGAAGGAGTTAAAACACTTTATTATCAATTTAGTCAAAGTGCAGCTCAATCATTTAGTAGAAATATTAACGAGTGTGTTGCTTGTGAATCTTAATAAATAAATATGGAAAATAGTAAATCAAAAAGAAGTAATACTGGATATAAAGGTATTTATTTTAATAAAGAAAATGGTAAATTTAGAACTAGAATTACATTATATAAAAATGGTAATGGTTTTGAAATAGGTCAATATGAAACATTAAAAGAAGCAATTAAAGCAAGAAAAGAATTTATTAAATCATTATTTTAAATACATAAATATGCAACAACCAAAAAAAAAAGTTTGTAACAAAACAAGCTGCTGAAAAAACTAGAGATTCTTTAGATTATGAAGCAAAAATGAAAGCTAATGCTGCAAGACAAGCTAAAAACTTTGATACTAGTCAAAAATTAATGAATAGTGCAAGTAAAGACTTCGATCAAGCTAGAAAATGGGATGAAAATATTAAAAAAGCTTTAAGAAATAAATAATTAATAATAGAGAGAAGTAACTCAAGGTTAGAGTATCCAGGCGTAATAGTCCAGGAGTTGTAGTGATCCCTACCTTCTCTCTTTATTTTAAAATATATTAATGAATAATTTATTAAAAGATAAAATCCAGAAAGAATCAATACAAGCTTGGTTAAAATCAGATAAAAAAGGTACATTAGAGCTTATAACAGGTTTAGGTAAAACTTTTTGTAGTTTACATGCTCTATACGAAATGCCTAGAGATGATAAATTACATCTTTTTTTAGCTGAAGCTATTGATAGACAAACTGATTTAATTAGAGATATTGTTAAATATAATAAGATTTTTAATAGAGATGTTTTAAATGATTATAATTTACAATTTCAATGTTATCAAACAGTTTGGAAATGGAAAGATAGAGATTTAGGTCTTATAATTGCAGATGAAATTCATGATAGTTTAAGTCCAGCTTATTCTCAATTTTATTTTAATAATAATTATGATGCTATTATTGGATTATCAGCAACTATTAATAAAAAAGTTGAGTATATTGATAAAGATGGTAAAATGTTTACTAAAGGTGATTTGTTAAATAAAATTGCACCTGTATGTTTTAAATACACAGTTAATCAAGGTCAATTAGAAGGTACTAGTAGAAAACTTAATATTTATGTAATTAATCATGAATTAGATGAAATTAATAAAACAGTTAAATCTGGTAGTATTAAAAAATCATTTTATCAAACTGAAAAAGTAGCTTATGATTATTGGGATAAACAATTTAAAAGATCTTTATTCTTACAAGAAGAAGAATCTATTAAAGACTTAAAAATTAAAGTTGCTTCTAATAAAAGAAAGAAAATATTATATACTTTAGAATCTAAAATTATAGCAATTAAAGAATTGTTAAATAATATAAATGGTAAATCTATTATATTTGGAAATGATTTAGATAGTTTATTAAAAATTACACCTAATGTTGTATCTTCTAGAAATAATATTAGTACAAATAATTTAATACGTAATAATTTTGATTTAGATAAAATTAAAGTAATAGCTAGTTTTAAAAAGTTAGAACAAGGTGCTAATTTATCTAGTTTAGATAATGTTATATTACATTCTTATTACGGTGTTGAAGGTAAAATTATTCAACGTATTGGAAGAAATCGTATTAATGGTGATAAAGTAGGAAGTATTTTCGTATTAGTTACTAAAGATACTCAAGAAGAAAAATGGTGGAATAATGCAACAGAAAATATGACAGAATTTAATATTATTAATTGTGATAATATTGAAGATTGTATTAAAAAATATAAAAAAAATGAATAAAATACCAACAGCAGAAGACTTATTAAAACAAATTTACAATGAAGATTCAGGAGCAGGAGGTGATTCTTATAGTCAAGGAGACATAGAAAGATTAATGATTGAATTTGCTAAATATCATGTAGAACAAGCTTTAAAAGAAGCTAGTGAAAAAGCTGAATGGAGTGGTTATGCATTAGCTAGTGTAGAAATAGATAAAGATTCAATTTTAGATGCTTATCCATTAGAAAATATTAAATAAATGAACAGAGTTAATTTTAAAAATGCAAATACCAAATCTGTAGATCAATCTTATTTTAAACCTAAAGTTAATGTAAAAGTTAAAAAAAAAGTTGAAAATAAACTTTTTGAAGTAAAAACACCATATACAAAACTTGAAGAAAAATATCCTAATTGGTGGACACATGCAGGTTTTAATGTAAAAGAAACCAATGAAAAAGCTATACACGGTAAAGGAATATTAGAACAAATTCAAGATCAAAAAGAATTTTCTAAAATTGAAATTCCTAAAGAAATGAAATTTAATTCTGAAATTATTGTAAAAAATTTAAAAGATGTTGTACAAGTAACTCAAATTCAAAATAATGAACGACGTTATGAAGATAGAGGTTATAAATGTTGGCATAGTCATAACAAATATACATTAAATGATTGTGTAATTAAAATATCTGATAATGCTGGTGGATGTAGTGTTCAACAATTATATTATTGGGGACATAATGCAAATAATGAAAATATTCCTAAATTACTAGATTATATTTTAGATAATTTAGATAAAGGTGTTGGAGTTATATTATGTCAAGTAGGTAGTATGTTTTATAAAAGTTTATTTTGTAAAACAATTGAAAAATTAGGTTTTAAATATTATGAAGAATATGAAAATCATCAACATGGAGATGGAGATACAGGTAGATTATATACTTTGATTATAAAAAAAAATGAAAAAAATAAAAGAGTTACAGAATAGAAGTAAATTAAATGAAGGTAGAAATTTTGGTACTGGATTTACTATATTAAATAAAAAAGGTAGTAAATTTGAAACTTATTTACCTTTTACAGCATGTCGAGATTATTTAAATGATTTTATATATTGTGAATTAGCTAAAGAAGAAATAGGTAATGCTTGTGGTTATGAACATAAAGTTTTAAATTGTTTTGACAATAAAAGATTATTTTATTTAGGAGTTAATACTTTACATACTCAAAGACGTGGTAAATATAATCAATTTGATCAACATAAAAAGTTATTAATTGAAAATTATAAAAATTTAGAATCTTTATTAAATATAATAGAATCTAAATTAAATTTAAAATATAAATCTAAAATTGAATTAGATGAAGATACTTTAATTATTAAAGCTCCAATTTATTGGACCAAAAGTACAGCTTTAATTAGTGTTTATACTTTATTTATTAGATGTTTTTTTGATGTTAATGAAATTATTACAGAAGAAAATATTGATAATATTATTGAAACTAAGAAACCTTTTATTGCTTCTGATTCATTTTATAATTATTACAAAGTATTTTATAATAATATGTTAAATAGAAATTTTATTAAATTAGATTATAAACCATGTATGAAATATAGTAAAACTGGAGTCCATAGTTTTGGAATTCAAAAAGCAATTTTACAAGTAGCAATATAATGACAGATAAAGAATTAATAAAATACCTTGTAGATAATAATGATTATAAATATAATCTTTTAAAAACTGCAGAAGAACTCAATGAGTTATCTACTATTTTGTTACAATATGTAAATAAAGAAAATAAAGTAGATAAACAAAAAATAATAGAGGAAATAGGTGATTCTATTATAAGAATAGAAGTTTTAAAAAAATTATTTAATGAAAAAAAAATAAAGTTAAGAATCAACTTTAAATTAAAAAAATTTAAAACTTATATTAAAAATAAAAAATATATTGGTAAAATATAGTTAAAAAAATTAGGATTTATCATAAATTTTTTGTATATTGCATAAATTTAAAATTTATGTATTATGATGGGAATTTACAAGATTACAAATCCTAATGGAAAAATATACATTGGTCAAACAACAAACTGGTTAAAAAGATATAATAATTATAAAAAATATAATTGTAAATATCAAACAAAATTATATAATTCTTTAAAATTTTATAAATTTGAAAATCATATATTTGAAGTTATTGAAGAATGTGAAGAGTCAGAATTAAATATTAAAGAAAGATATTATCAAGATCTATATAATTCATCTAATAAACAACATTTAAATTGTAGATTAACTTCTACAGATGATAAATCAGGTAAATTAAGTGAAGAAACTAAATTAAAATTGTCTAAATCAAGAAAAGGTAAATATTGTGGTGTAGATAATCATATGTTTGGTAAATTTGGTGAAAAGCATCAATGGTTTGGTAAAAAACACACAGAAAATGCAAAATTAAATATTTCTGAAAAACAAAAAGGAAATTTAAATCATATGTATGATAAAAAATATGATTTAAATCCTAATTCAAAAAAAGTTATTAATGTTGAAACTGATGAAATTATAAATTCAATTAAAGAATTATCGGAAATTTTACAAATTAAATATTCTTATTTAAGAAGTATGATTTCTGGTAATTGTAAAAATAAAACAAAATATATATATTATGAAGAAGATAAATATAAAGATGAAATATAATGGGAGTAATTAGATATATTTCCGACACACATTTTAGGCATAGAAATATGACTATTAAACGTGGTTTTAAGGATGAAAATGAAATGGATGAACACATTGTGTCAGAATGGAATAAAGTTGTTAATAAACGTGATACAGTGTGGATTCTTGGTGATGTAACAATGGAAAAGTCTAATTATGAAATATTAAATAGATTAAATGGTATTAAAAAAGTTATTCTTGGAAATCATGATCAACCTCAACATGTTCATAAATTATTACAATTTGTAAATAAAGTTTGTGCTTGTTTATATGTTAAAAATAAAACTTTTGGAAATATTATTTTTAGTCATATTCCAATACATCCTCAAGAACTTGAATACCGATTTAATGTTAATATTCACGGTCATGTACATGAAAATACTTTACCAGATAAACGTTATATTAATGTTTCTGCTGAAGTTATCGATTATAAACCTAAATTATTAAACGAATTAATTAAAATATGACAGAACAAAGATTTGATGAAGTAGTAGATGTATTTTTAAATAGTATTAGAGAAACACTTTTAATAAAAGGACGTGAGTATCGCCGTAATAACAATCCATTTCATAATTTTGATATTGGTTCACAACGTAGTGGATTAATACGTGAAAAAGTATTAGATGGATTTTTATTAAAACATGAAATATCTATTGCAGATATAACTAATGATTTAGAAAAAGGTATTTTACCTAAAATTTCTACATTAGATGAGAAGTTTGGAGATAATGTTATTTATTTAATATTAAAAATGGCTTCTATAATTGATAAAATAGAAAGTAAAGATGAGTAAATATATTTATGATTATAAAGAAGTAAAATCTGGTAGAACTGCTAAATGGTGTAGTTGTTGCAGTAAAACAATTAAACCTGGTGAATCAAGCATAACTATAACTTATTATAATTCTGAATTTTTTACTAATTCAGTATGCTCTAAAAAGTGTAAAGACAAGTATTACGAAAATTTTAATAGTGACGAAGAGGAGGAAGAAGATGAGTAAAATAGATAAAACATATCATCAGTTGTTACAAAAAATAATGACTGATGGTTATACATATGAAGATCCTAATAGAAAAGGAGTTAATAGACTTGAAATACCAAGTTATACATTTAGACATGAATTTAAAGATGGATTTCCTGCAATAACCACAAAAAAACTTCATTACAAAAATGTTGTAACAGAGTTAATATGGTTTTTACGTGGTGATACAAATATTAAATATCTTGTAGATAATGGTTGTAATATTTGGAATAAAGATGCTTATAATTATTTTAAAAAACATGTACCTTCAAAATTTGTATCATTTGAAAAATACATTAAATTAATTAAAGAAGATAAATTACAATCACTTCTTAGGTTTAAATTAGGTAATTTAGGTCCTGTTTATGGAAAACAATGGCGTGATTTTAATGGTGTAGATCAAATTAAAGATTTAATTCAGGGATTAAAAGATAAACCTTTAAGTACTGAACATATTGTTACAGCTTGGAACCCTGGAGAAAAGTTTAAAATGGCTTTACCAGCATGTCATTATGGGTTTCAAATAGTTGTAAGACCTTTAAAATATGATTTTGAAGAAATGTCAGAAGAATGTGAAAAACATTTTAACAAAGAATATCATAAATATTCAGATGGAAATTCTAGTTCTGAAGATTTTTGGAATCAAGGATGGTATAAATATGCACATAAAACTTATCCACAATATGGATTTGAACTTCATTGGACACAGCGCAGCTCAGATTCATTTTTAGGAATTCCTTACAATATAGCTTCATACGCTACATTAGCGTTGATTTTAGAGAAGATAACTGGTTATAAAGCATTAGCTATAGAATCACCTTTAAAAAAAGTTCATTTGTACGATAATAGTTTAAATGCTGTTAAAGAACAATTAAGTAGAAATGTTGATAAATATGATAAATGTGAATTAAATTTAGAATATTTAAAAGAACATATGTTTGATATTTATCCTGCGTGGGAAACTAAAGGAGGTTTAAATATTGATAAATTTATAAATTTGTTAAAATTTGAAGATTTTAAATTAGAAGGATATAAATCATATCCAGCTATTAATGTAAAAATGTTAGAAAGAGATGAATAAAAACAAAAATAGCCGTAGCGACCTTAATTGGTTACTACGGCTATTTTTTTTAGACCCTTTAATTATTTTCCCTAATTATAAAGATTAGGTTCTTTGTTTTTAAATTCATTCCACCATTTTTTATTATGAGTTTGTATTACAGGTTGATACTTTTTTCTAAGTAATTTTCTACAATTTCTACAATAATATGAAAATCCATCTACAGTTGTTTTATCGTTATTAAATTCTCTAACAGATTTTGTAGTACAACAATTTATACATTTTTTAAGTCTAAATTCACTATCTATATCAGGATATACTATTCCGTTATAAATTTGATAAATTATTGACTCTAAAAACTCTTCTTCATACCATTCATATCTTTTGTTTGAACTATGATATTTGTGAAATTCTCTTTCAAAATCTTGAGCATCTTCTCTATAATATGTTCCTATAATTTCTAATAATGGATTATGTCCTCTATAACTTTCAATTCTTTTATTCATTACAGCAGAATATCCAAATTTTATTACAGAATTACCTTCTCTACCAAAAACTCTAATTATATATAAATTATCTTTCATGTTTAAAATTTATCGACCCCACCTTGAGTTAAGCCCATTATACATTTCTTCAGAAGTTACTTCTAATTTACTAATAACAGGAATTAATTTTTCAAATTTTCTTTTTATTTTTAATTCGTCTTTATTTTTACCAGATTCATATCTATCATTAATTTCAGCCCAATTCCAAGGTAAAATATATTCAGCTACATCTAATGTTTGTTCAATAATTCTAAGTGACGGAATAGGACTTTTCGTAATTTTAGTAGCTTCACGAGGATCTCTAAATTGACTTAATTCTGATTCTAAACGTCTTGCTAAAAACGCAACTGTCCATAACCATTCATCATCTCCATCTCCTGCACCACCAGCCGCTAACATTCCAATTAATGGTAATATTGCTCCAGTTAAAGCTAATTCCATTACAGAACGTTTTATACCAGCTTTTTTATCATTTGATAATTTATTCCAATTAGAACTTAATATATCAAATTTAAGTTGTCTTAATGCTGGATAAACTCCGTGTATTAAAAATCTAGCTGTACTTACATAAGAACCTTCTTCAGTAGTTCTTAATGCATTATTAAAATGAATATCATTTTCAGTTAAATTATCTTGATGTTTATAAAAAGATTGAGCACCTCTAAATCTAGCTACAGCTTGAGGTATTAAATAACGTCTAAATAACATTATCATTTTACCCCACCAATGTCTATAAGCCTCAGGTTGTAAATTAGAATCATAATTACCCATTGTATCAAATATTTTCTTTTTTACAAATAATAATAATTGTTCTTTACCACCTTCATTAATTTTAGAATTTAAACTTCTAGTTGTATAAACAACTTTATCATTCATTCTAACAATACCTTTATCATCTTTAGCTAACATATCTAAAACTGATATTGCTTTATCTTCTTTTACAATATTACCATCTTTATCAATATAGTTATTATTAGCATCCATAACTTTAATAGATTCTAATGTAGCCAATACCATAACAGATTGAACATAATGTTCACCTCCAGAATGTAATATTTGTAAAGATTCAAAATTAATTGCTGTTTTAGCAATAGTGTTTTTAATAAATTCTTGTTGTTGAACTGTAAATCCACCAAATGTATCAAACATTTGATTAACTTGATTTACAAATGATTGTTTAACTGGTCTAGAATAATCTCCAATAATATTTGCAAAATCTTTAGTATAAATTTCATGAGCTTTTTTAACAGAACCTTTAGCTAAATGATTACCTGCAACCCTTTCTAAAAATATTTGAGCTTGAGCATTAAGAATATTTGCTGCTGCAGAAAATGTGTTTAAAGATAAACCTACAGAAGAAACCCATCCATTAGCTGTGCTAATAACTTTATTAATATCTAATGGACCTAATTTACCATATGTAATATTAAATAAATCATAAATATTTTTTTCAATTAAATTATTAATCATTTGATACTCATTAGAATCAATACCTCTTTTAGTAGATTCTTGTTCTCTTTTAGCAAATTTATTTAAAATAGATATTCCTCCTACAGTTTTATTATAATATTCTTTATTTTTAGCAACCATTTTAATAGCTTCAACTTGTAATGAAATAGCTTGCTTTTCTTTATAATTTATACCATTAATTCTATTTAAACGATTAATTGTAAATAAGTCTAATGATTGTTGATCTGGACTAATATCACCTCTGTAATGAACTCTTAACATATTTACAGAATTACCTTTACTATCTAAACGTTGTTTAACATATCCAATATCATCAGGTCTAATTTCAGTTAAATCTTTAATTTTATCTTTAACAATACCTTTTAAATTACCTTCAATAGTTCTTTCTACATCAGATTTAGTTACAGAAGGTAAATTATAATAATTAATACCAATAAAAGGTTGTATTAATGATTGAATACTATTAGTTTGAGAATCTGTAGTTTTAGTATCATTAATAAAATGATTAAGAACTTCTTTTTCAATTTTACTTAATTTAGATAAATCATTTTTCCATTTACTTGTAGGTACTAAAACACCGTCTTTAAGAGTAGTATTTTCTTTTTTCCATTTAGCAAATTTATCTTTAGCTTTAATATATTCAGCATCTTTAAAATTATTTTCAGAAGCTGTGTATTTAGCATTTTTGTCTGCCTTTAATTTTTGAAATTCTTCTTTAAATTTAATAGAATATTCTCCTTTATAATAAGCTTTTCCAGTACTATCAAATTCTAATAAATTAGCATATAATTTAGTAGGTACACTAGTTCCTTTTTCTTTAACTAAACTTTCAAATAATTTAGCATCTTTAAAATCACCCTCTCTAGTTTGCTCAATAGTTTTTTCTCTAGCTTGAGTTAATAAATTCATTGTTATACTAACTAATCTAGAATTATTATTAATAGCATCCATAAATTTAACAGAAGCTGAAGATATGTCTGTACCAATTCCATTTAATAAAAATTCAATTTCTTTATCTAAATCAATTTGAATTTCATCTTTAAATGTAGTATTCATTTGTTGAGCAACCCATTCAGTTTGACTAATATTATTTAAACCTCTTTGTTTAAATTCCTTACTTAATCTTTCTTTCCAATTATTTTCAACTTGAGGTAAATAATTAATATTATTTAATTGAGTTTTAAGAATATCTTTTAATTTACTATTGAGTCTTTTTTCTAATAAATCATGTTTACCTGTTGCATCAGAAATACTTTTTTCTATTTCATCAACAAGTTCTTGACCAACTTCATCAATTTTATCTTGATTTAAAGATGTAATTAAAGTTGAAACATCTTCAATTAAATCATAAGAAGACATATAACTTTTATATAATTCAATTATTTCTAAACCGTTAGCTTGAGTTAAATCTTCACCTTTAAGTCTAGTTTCTAATTGTTCAATAGTTGACAACATTGATTTAGTATAAACAGCTACACCTTTCCATTGATTAATACTATCAACTTTTTCAATTTCAGCAATTAATTCTTTAATATGTTGTTCAAATTTAGCACCTTTAGATTCATTATTTTTTTTATATGATTTACTACGTTCTAATAAATTATCTAAATTATCTTTAGCTTTATTTAAAGTTTTTTCAAGTCTATTTTCAATTGTTTCAATTTTAGATCTAGAAGATACTATTTTATTAGCAAATAAAGTTCGTTGTAAATTAGTTCCTCTATAATCTCGTCTATCTTGTTGAACATAATCAATAATTTCTTCAATAAGATTATCAGTTTCTTTAGTTTTAGCTAATCCAAATAAACGTCTTAAAGACTCTATAAATTGTTTCCAATATGAAGTATTATTTTCTTTATCTAAACTCTTTAATTCATCTCTAAATGATTTATTTGCATATATTTCAGCTACAAATTCTTTTTCATTAGTAAAACCATATCTTGCTTTATCATCGTCATAAGTACCAGTTTCATCAAGTTGTTTTTGAACTTGTTTATTCCAATACTTTTCATACATTTCTTTAATTAATTTAGCAAATTCTTTTTCTTCAAATGTAATTGGATTTAATAATGCTTGTAATGTTTGAGCATGTGCTAATTCATGAATAAAAGACATAACTACTTCATCAGTAGTAAAATTATTTAATCTATTTCTATTTACTTGAATTGTATTAGTTTCACTATTAATTTGCATAACAGTATCTTTATCTACTAATTGTTGTTCAGAAACAAATTGAAATTTAGCTCCAGTTCTACCAATCAATCTTCGAGCTTTTTCTAATAATTCAATACCTGTAGGAGATAAATTTTTATAATTATTAAGAATGTTTTCAAGAATTTCATCTACAGTAATTTTACCTTGTTGATTATTAAATAAAACTCTATTATTTTCAATAGAATAATTTGTTTCTTCAACAGCAGGAACTTCAGTATTTTTATTCCAATCTAATTCATTTTTTTTAGACCCTTTAAGATTGTTAAAATCTACACTTGGTATTTTTTGAAATGGTAATTCATCTCCATCAAAACCTAATTCTCTATTTTTTTGAGCTATTTTATTAACTAATACAACTTCACTTCTAATTAAACTTCTAGGTTGTTTTTTAGCTACTTCTTTTAATGCAGCTATTTTAGTATTAATTAAAGCTTGATTTTTTTCATAACCTTCTCTAAATTTTCTTATTTCTTTTTTATTAGATTTAAAACTTTTTTCAATAACACCTAAATATTCTCCGTTTTCATCAAAAACTTCTTCATATTGATTTTCTTCATAATATAAATCATCAGGCATTGGTTCATAAATACTACCATCTTCGTGAATATAATAATTATTATAAGAAATATTTAAATACTCTTTTTTAATACTTTCAATACTTTCTGTTAAAGTTTCATTAGTTTGAGTTGGTTGAATACCTACTTGTCTATCATAAATTTTAACACTAACTGGAAAAGGAATATCATCTCTATTTTTTACAAAATCTCTATGTATAGCTAATTGATTATAATAATAATCCCAAGCTTCTTGCTCTGTATTAAAAATTTTAGAAGACAATACTTCATCTGTATTTGGATCAGTTTTTATTATTGAAAAAACTTTTTCTTTTTTACTATTTTTAATTTCAGGTTTAACTAATTTACCATATTTTTGGTCTAATATTTTATTAATACCATCGATAATTTTTTTAGTAGTATAAGGAATATCTTCATCATACTCAAGTCTAAAATTATTACCTGTTAATGCAATACCAAGTTCATTATGATGATGTGCTAAATCATCTACAATAGATGCTAAATTAGGTTGTACTGAATTTACATTAGATAAAGAAGGATATTTAGTGTAACTAACTCCAAGTAATTCAGATTTTTTATCTTTATTAACTTTTTCAGAAGCATCCCAAACACTACCACTATATACATCAATATTTGATGCCCATAAAATATCATTAGATTGTGGATATATTTTAAATTTAATTTTACCTCCACCACCTTCTAAATGACCTATTTGTCTATCAATAGGTTTAGTGTAAGCAGAAATAGCAAATTTACCACCAGCTTTTTCATTATCTTCAATATGAGATAATAAGTTCTGCATCATAAGATTTACATCAAAATTAGAATATGCACCAACTACAGAACTAAATTCTTGTCCTCTTGAATATATTTCTTCAGGATTATATTGAATATTATTTACTTTTTTCCATTCTTCTATAATTTCTTTAGACTGTTCATATTCTTTGTTTTTATCTATAAAAGATTGAGGTAAAGAATTTGCTTTTTCTATTGTTAATTCTCCAAAATATTTTTTATTATTTATATTATTATAAAATTTTTCAGCTTCTTCTTTAGTATTAAATTCTTCGTTTACATAACCATCTTGTACTATTGCTCCATCTTCATCATAAGACCATCTTAATCCTGTTACTCTCCATTTATTTTTTGGAGTAAAATTATCTAAATCAACTTCTTTACTACTTTTAGCTAATTCACTAATATGATTACTAGCTTCTTGATAAGTTTTAAATTTCATATTATCAGGAGTAGTATATTCTACTTCATATCCAGGTAATATAAGCTTATTATTAGAGTAAGCTAATATATCAGCTAAATCATTAATAGTCATATTATCAGGTAATTTATCTATTTCTATCTCTTTCTGATTAATTAAAGATCTTACAAATTGTTTCATTTCCTTTAATAATCTTTTAAGTAAAGATATTAATTTACCATCTTTAACATTATCAAGTTTCTCAGCAGTCATTAAACCTAATAGTTCTACAATAGCTTCTTCTTGTTGTTCTTCTAAAGTATATTTAAAAGGGGTGTTTTTTTTATTTAAATGTTCTTTAGCTTTTTCTAAATCAAAAGAATTAAATATATCATCAGTACTATAATTTTCATTTTTATCAACTACTTTATAATATTTTGTATATTCATCTTGAATAATTTTATATGTTTCTTTTATTTCTTTAAATTGATAATCTTTTTTAATTCTATCTAATACTTCTTTACCTTTACCTGTTTCAAGTTCTTTAAGTAAGTTTTGGTATAAATTAGTTGAATCTTTTAATAAAACATCTTTTATTTTTTTAACAAATTCTTTACCTTCTTCTTGAGTTTTAAATTTTTTATTATAAAAGGTTTCACCATCTTCTACTTCTTTATCAAACAAATGTTTAACTTTATTTTGAGATTCTGTATCTTTTAATGACTTTAAATCTATAAAGTATTCTGGATTTTCTTTAGTTCCATAATTATTAAAATCACTTTCTAAAAAAACTTCTAACTCTTTATGTGATTTTTTATTTTTAATAGCTCTAATAATAGGATGTCCTAATATTTCGTGAATAGGTGTGTCAAGTGTAGCATAAGCTAAGTTAACATAAGCTACGTTATTTTCAATTTTACCTTTATAATCTTTAGTTCTATCAGATTCAAATTTAACAGTCATACCAATTCTATCTGCAATTCTAGCAGATAAATCTCTAATGGTTTGTTCAGAAGCAATTATACCTTGATCTGAAACAGATTGAGTATTTTGGTAAAAAATACCTTTAGCATTATCTATTTTCTTAAAAGCTTCTTTATTAGCAACAGCTTTATCATTTTCATTATAAAACAATTTACCTTCAATACCAAATCTTTCTACAGCATCTACAGTCCATTTTTTATTAAGTCTATTAAATACATTAACATCTAATATATTTAAAAATTTATCAATAGCCCCCTTAGTTCGTAAGGAGGCTTTACTTGATGCTTCTGCGGTTTTAAATTTTTGTTTATCTTTACAACTCATATTTTTTTATTAAAATGGTACACACGTATCATCATTATCTTCATTTTGCCAATCATCTTCAACACTTTTCTTTAAAGGAATTAAATCAATATCTTCATTTACTTCATTTTTTACTGTAAAATAAGAATCCTTAATTTTAATAATTGTACCAGTAGGTAATTGTTTTCCACCAAAAGTACCGTCTTTTTTTTGACCTTCTATTTTAGCAATAGCGTCATCTTCGTTATCAAATATATATTCAGTTTTAGGTTTAACTTCTAATTCTTCTGCTGTAGCACCAAATAAACTTAATTGATCACCTTGAGATTTACTTGGTAATGTATCAAATACAGGAGTTTTAGATTCATTCAAATTATTATCTTTTTTAATTATAATATTTTCTCTATAAAATATATCTCTAGAAATAACAGCTTCATTATTTAATAATTCTATTTGTTTTTTATCAACAGATTTAGCTACTTCAGGATTGGTTTCAGTAATAGCTTTTAAATTAATACCATTAGTATCAAAATTTACAATTCTATTACCTTTTTTATCTCTAACATTAAGAGGTTTAATTTCAGAAAATTCACTATTAATATTAGGAATAAATCTAGTATAAACACCTTGATAATTTGAATTATATCCAATTAATTTATAATAAATATCTAGATCATCGTCAGATTTTTTAACTCTATAATAACCTACTTTTCCAGGTTTTTTAACTACAAAACCATTAATAGTTTTTAATTCTTTTTGAATTTGACCATCTGTTATATTTTTAACAAATTTTCTATTATCTAAATTAGATAAATAAAATTGATCTATAAAATTAACATCATTATCTTCATTATAATTTTTATATTTAGTATCAGAATCTATAATATATCTATTAATATTATTTCTACTAAACCATTGTGTAGGTATCATATTAAAAAATTGAGTAGATGTGTTATTAAATCCAGAAGTTAAATATGAATATTTAATAAGTTTATTTGCAAATTCTTCATTATCGTTTAATAAATCTAAAAATGAATTAATCATACTTTCTTCAAATTCTTTAGATTTTTTTCTATTATTTAGTCCAACAAATTCAAAACTATCTCCAGGTTTAACAGTAATTTGTTCTGTTATAATATATGAATTATTATTTTTAAAAGTTTCAAACTCTTTAGGAAAATTTAAAATTAAATCTCTCCTTTCTTTACTAGTTATTTTAAGTGGTTGAAAACCTGACATTATATAACTATAAAAAGTTTTAC